GATTCTATGTTTACTGCAACTGGCAAGACAAATATCAACAGTGCAGGCCACTACGAAACGGCTGGCGAAATACACATGAACGGTCCTACAGCAGCATCCGCAGCAACAGCAGCACAAGCAAGTTCTGCAAACAAACCTGTGCGTGTTCCGTTACATGAACCTTGGTTTGGTCATGAACATTTAGACCCAGAAGCAGTAAAACCTGATGCTACAGTAGCAATACCAGGTGATGGTGAACCAAATGAAAACATTGAAGGTAACACTAGAGCAAGTGAAATTGAGAATCTAGATGAAACACGATTCCCAGAAGAACCACCAGAGTTTCCAACAATTGATGATCCATTTAAGGCTAGTTAATAGGAAATAAATACGTTATGGCAGATCAAAAACTATATAAAGACGTTGTAGTTACAACTCCAAAAAGGGCTAATGCTCCTGTTAAAAGCAGAGCTTATCGTGGTCTATCCACAGTAGCAAGAACTGCTGGCAATTCTTCGGTTTACGATCTTGAACTTATTAAACAAGATCTTATAAACCATATGCACATTAGACAAGGAGAAAAATTAGAAAATCCGGAGTTTGGCTGCATTATATGGGATTTATTGTTTGAACCACTTACCGATAATCTAAAACAAGCTATTGCTGACAACATAACAGAAATTGTTAACTACGATCCTAGGATTCAAGTTGATAGAATCATAGTAGACGAGTATGAATCAGGTATAATCATCGAATGCGAACTGTCATACTTACCTTACAACATATCAGAACAGTTGGTGTTTAAGTTTGATGAAGCAAACGGCTTACTAGATTAAGTGCGTAGATAATCCAAACAAATAAATACATTATAACTAAGTTAAGGTAAGAAAGCACATGTCCACAACCAACAGACAAAACAGATTACTGGTAGCAGAGGATTGGAAAAGAATCTATCAAAGCTACCAAAATGCAGACTTTAAGTCCTATGATTTTGACAATCTACGTAGGGCTATGATTACATATTTGCGTAACAACTACGCAGAAGATTTTAACGATTATATTGAGAGTTCAGAGTACCTTGCACTTATTGACCTTATTGCTTTCTTAGGTCAAAACCTTTCTTACCGCATTGACCTTAACGCAAGAGAAAACTTTTTAGAACTAGCAGAACGCCGCGAAAGTGTATTGCGTATTGCTAGAATGCTTTCTTATAATCCAAAACGCAATAAACCTGCTAACGGTTTATTACGTATTTCTACAATTACAACAACAGAAGCAGTTTTTGACAATAACGGTACTAATCTAAGTAATGTTACAGTTGAATGGAATGACAGTTCAAACCCAGACTGGTTTGAACAAATGACAAAAATACTCAATGCTGCTCTTACAAAACGTAATCCTATTGGAACACCTATCCAAAGCGAAAAAGTTGGTACTGTTGACACAAGCACTTATAAAATTAACTCTAGTAAACGTTCTGTTCCTGTATATCAATTTACAAAAACTGTTGATGGCAGAAGCCTTAACTTTGAAGTAACAAGTGCAACTATTGAAGATAATGCCATTGTTGAAGAAACACCTCTACCAGGCAACAGTTTAAGTTTACTCTATAGAGACGATGGTGCAGGACCAGGCAGTGTAAACACTGGATTCTTTTGCCACTTCCGTCAAGGAACACTGCAAAACGCAGATTTTAGTATTGAAAATCCTAGTAATAATCAAATAGTTTCTTTAGATGTTGAAAATATTAACAATGAAGATTTATGGTTGTATCAATTAGATTCAAACGGAAGCGAACAAAACTTATGGACAAAAGTTGACAGCATTGAAGGTAACAATGTAGTTTACAATTCAGTTAATAAAAATATTAGAAACATTTATTTCCCACAAACACGTCTTGGAGATAAAGTTAATTTAATTTTTAGTGACGGTACTTTTGGATCATTACCAAAAGGAATTTTCCGTGCATACTACCGCACATCAGTAAATGCAGCATTTACAATTTCTCCAAGAAATATTAGAAACGTTACTGTAAATATACCTTATATTAGTGAAAAAGGTAAAACCGAAACACTTAACTTAAACTTAGAATTAACAACAACTGTTAATAACTCAACAGAAACAGAATCAAACGAAGAAATTAAAATAAATGCACCTGCTCTGTATTATACACAGAACAGAATGATAACAGCAGAAGATTATAGTGTTGCTCCTCTAGCAGTAAGCCAAGACATTGTTAAAGTAAAAGCAGTTAACCGTGTTGCTAGTGGTTATAGTAGATATTTTGATCTTGTAGATTCAACAGGAAAATACTCTAACACTAATATATTTTCAAACGACGGCATTGTTTATAGAGAAGAATATTTTGAAAAAGCAGAATTTAGTTTTACTAATAAAACACAAGTAGAAGATATAATTTATAATACTGTAACTCCTATTATTAGAAGTCCAGAGCTAAGAAACTATTACTATAAAAACTTTGCACAAGTTGATATGACATCATATAATTCAACTTATACTCAAGTTACTTCGGAAACAAATTTATCAACAGGCTTTTTCCTAAACACAAATGACAACAGCATTTATAAAGTAGGTTCAGCATATACTGGCGGTAACTTTAAATATATCCAAGCAGGTTCTTTGTGTAAGTTTATAGCACCAACAGGATATAAATTTGATCTAAACAACAACAATGCACTAGTTAGTGACACTAATGAAAATGAAGGACTTTCTTCATACAAGTGGGTTAAAATTGTTAATGTATTAGGTGACGGAACAGCAAACGGCACAGGCATTGCAAATAACGTAGGTACTATTACTTTAAATGATTCTATTCCTACAGGATCAGTGTTGCAAAAAATTGTACCAAAATTAGCTCAAGGATTGATTACAGACATTGCTAACAAAACAATTGATCTAATTTTTGCATATAAGAATTTTGGTCTAAGATATGATATTGTAAGTGCTTCTTGGAAAATTATTTTAAATGACAACCTAGATACTGTTTCGCCTTTTGGTTTAGGTAAAGCAGGTGACACATCGGCACAAAATCTTGACTCAAGTTGGCTCATACTATTTGAAACAACTGGACAAAAGTATACAATTACATATAGAAATCTAAGATACGTATTTGAAAGCGAAAAAGAAACTCGCTTCTACTACGACAGTTCAGATAAAGTATATGACAACAGAACTAACAGAATAGTAAAAGACAAGATCAGTGTGTTAGGAATAAACACACAGCCACAGTCAACACAACCGTTTACTAGAAACTATGATTGGGAAATTGTCAAAGCATACAAAGAAGAAAATGGTTACTTAGACACTAAAAAGATTCAAGTAACATTTTTTGATTCAGATGATGACGGTGTTGTAGACGATCCAGATCTATTTGTAGAAATTGTTGCACCAACAGTAAATTTAGCAGAAAAGTTTGTAATACAAAAACGTTCAACTAATATTGACAATGTTGAAGAATGGAGTTTTATTGATATTGCTGCTGAAGGAATTATTATACTTGAAAACGAAGCAGCATTGCAAACCGTAACAAGTTATACAAACAATCAGCTGTTCTATTTTATACAAACAAACGTATTTAAAAACTTAAACACATTAAATGCAAGACTTTCTATTAATAACAATTACAGAGCATATGTAGGCCGTAAAGGTCTTAAATTCCATTATGTACATGCAGCAGACTACAACCAAAGAATAGATCCTAGTGCAAGTAACATTGTTGATGTGTACATGTTAACTAGAAACTATGATGTAGAGTTTGGTCGTTGGTTAAAAGGTTTGAGCGAATCAAAACCTTTACCGCCCAGCACAAATCAAATGTATTATGATTATGGAAAACAACTTAACAATATAAAATCAATTAGTGATGAAATTGTATATCATCCTGTAAATTATAAAGTGTTGTTTGGATCAAAAGCTGAATCTAAACTACAAGCAAGTATTAAAGTAGTGAAAAACGAAGAAGTTGTTGTCAGTGATAATGATATCAAAACTCGTGTAGTATCTGCTATAGACGAATTCTTTGACCCAGAAAACTGGGACTTTGGAGACACTTTTTATTGGAGCGAACTAAGTGCATACATAACATATAATCTAGCACCAGATATTGTTAGCGTTGTTATTGTACCTAGTGATGCATCGTTAACTTTTGGTTCTTTGTATCAAGTTAACAGTGAAAACAATGAGATATTTAAAAGCGGTGCAACAGTTAGTGATATAGAAATCATTGACGAAATCACAGCAGACAAGATTAAAGCCAGCGGATCAATAGCATACGTTTCTAGCGATACAACGTCGATCCAATCAGCAGCATTTAACGGAGATAGTTAATAATGGCAAATGAGCAACAGGAAACCAATCTTCCAGGAGAAACTAGAGATGAAAGAAAAACATCTTTAGACCTGTTACCTAAGTATTTTAGATCTAATACTAATAAAAAGTTTTTAGCTGCAACATTAGATCCGTTAATACAAGATGGCCAGATTGAAAAACTCAATGGATATCTTGGTCGTAAAACAGCAAAGTCTTTTAAAACAACTGATAACTATCTTCAAGATGTTACAGATGACAGACAACATTATCAGTTAGAACCGGCACTAGTAGTTAAAGATAATAACGAAAACATAACCTATTACAAAGACTACAACGATTATATTAACCAAATACGTGCATACGGTGGAAACACCGTCAACCATTCACGACTAAACACTCAAGAATATTATTCTTGGGATCCTCGTGTTGATTGGGATAAGCTAACAAATTATAGAGAATATTATTGGATAAGTCAAGGCCCGGTTGCTATTAGCATTGCAGGTCAAGAAAAAGGTATTACTAGTACCTATACTGTAAAATTACAAAACAACGGTGATAACAAAAGTTATATATTAAGTCCTGATGGATTAACAAACAATCCAACTATTAAACTATTTAGAGGACAAACATATAACTTTGAAGTTGATCAAAAAAATAATCCTTTCTTTATTAAAACTAAAAAGACCAAAGACGGATTTGAATACAATGAAGATGTAGTAAACAATGGTATTGAAAAAGGCATTGTTACAATTACCATTGATCAAAACACTCCGGATATTTTATATTATGTTAACACCGCAGATCTAAATGCATCTGGACTTATACAAGTTTTAGAAATTGAAGAAAATACCGAAATTGATGTTGACAATGAAATTGTAGGTAAAAAAACATATCAATTAAAAAGTGGACACTATCTATCAAATGGTATGAAGGTTAACTTTTTAGGTGATGTTACTCCTGCAAAATATGCTGAAGGTAACTGGTACGTAGAAGGTGTTGGCAAAGAAATTGTTCTTGTTAGCGAACAAGAATTAGAAACAACATATCCGGGACAGGTACTAGAAGAACTACAGTTTGACGATGTAGCATTTGATATTGTACCTTTTGACCAAAACTCAGAAAAAGACAAAGATTACATTACAATTAACCGTGCAGCATATGACGGTAATCACTGGAGCCGTGCTAACCGTTGGTTCCATAAAGATGTAATCGAAAAAAGTTTTGAAATTGTTGGTCTAACACCAGTTATTGATCAAACTGCAAGAGCAAACAGACCTATTCTTGAATTTATTCCTGGCATACAATTATACAACAATGGCTGGAATAGAATAGGCGATGTTGATCTAGTTGATACAACTACAACAAATATAATGAGCGAAATTGAAGGCTCTATTGGTTATTATGTTGATAACATAAATCTTGTTGAAGGCATGAGAGTTATCTTTACAGCAGACACTGATCTTTTAATTCGCGATAAGATTTTTACTGTTAAATTTATACGATTTGAAAATGAAAGATTGATCACTCTTATTCCTGACAACGACATAGAAATTGCAACTGGCGACACTGTTATAGTAAAATCAGGTAAAGTAAATCAAGGTAAACAATTCTGGTTCAATGGAACACAATGGACTGAAGCACAACAAAAAACAGCTTCTAACCAGCCACCATTGTTTGACCTTTTTGACGGTAATGGTGTTAGCCTTAGTGATTCATCTGTTTACGGTGCAACTTCTTTTGTTGGAAACAAAGTATTTTCCTTTGCAGTTGGCAACGGAACTGCTGACAGTGTATTAGGGTTTCCATTAAAATATCTAAGTATTTCAAACATTGGTGATATTTTATTTGAATGTAACTTGCTAAGTGACACTTACGAATATGTTAAAAACGAAAAGAAATTTTCAATCAATGCAGACGACACTTACATTAAAGTTTGGAGACGAGCTACAAAAACATTTGGGTATCACAGTGCATGGGAACGAGCAGTTACCGAAAGCAAACAAGAAGTAATTAGACATTATATTGCAGATCTTACACGTAATAGTTTTGAAATAGATGTTTATGACAGTCCTGCAGAACTTAGCGATCTTAAAGTTAAAGTTTTTGTAAACAATAAACTTAGAAGAGATTACACACTAACAACTGGTGCTAATGGATCTTTATATGTAACCTTTGATGCTGACCTTAATGAAAATGATGGTATTATAATTAAAACAACGTCATTAGAAAACAAGAATGACAACGGCTATTACGAGTTTCCATTAAACTTACAAAACAATCCTAACAATGATAATCCGGTTAATATCACACTTGGTGAAATAACAGATCACGTTGAGTCTATTGCAAATGCTCATCCTGACTTTGAAGGATCATTTCCCGGCGTAACAAATTTAAGAGATATTGCAACACTAAGCGGTTATGGAACACGTTTTGTAAAACATTCTGGTCCATTAAATATTGCTCTTTATCACCTAACAAACAAA